GAACTCACACTTATCTAATGGACGACGACACCTATATTTTCATCAACATTGACGTTGACCTTATCAACCCTGACTACATTCATGAAGGACGGAGCCGGGACCAGCTTGATTTTGTTATCAAGAAGGCACTCACCCCGTCTTGTGGGAATGACTTGCGCGTGTATCAGCAGGTCCCGAAATGCAAGCAGACACCCGAAACCCGTCCGATCCCCGTCGGTTGGGGAAAGGTGTCCCAACGACCACGCCTTTCCGGCACCGAAACCACAACCACCTATTGACACATGGAACCAATCAGCATCAAAATTGACGTCACGAAAATTGACAAAGACGCACTCTACAAAGGCGAAAAAGGCACCTACCTCACCCTTACGGTTTGGCCCACGAAAGACGGAATGCCCGACCAATATGGCAATGACGCCAGCGTGAAGCAAGACCTAGGCAAAGATCGCCGCGACGAAAAAGCGCCTTACATTGGCAATGCCAAAATCATCAAGCGCAAGAACTCCGCACCACCCCCCAAGAACTACGAGAAACTTCCGACGAAACAGGAAGCTGGAGACGAAGATTTTATCCCATTCTAACCAAACCCAACACCATGACACCAGAAGAAATCAAAACCAAGTCTGCGGAACTCGCGGCGCTCTACGTCGCCAAGGCAAACGGGAAAATCCTTGAGTACGCCACCCCGTCTGTCGGCTGGATTGACAGCGGATCGGCATCAGGTCCAGACATGCAAAGCGACCTCACCCGCTGGCGTGTGAAGCCGGAGCCGCGCCGGATGTGGGAAACGCCAAGTGCAACATTCGGAGGCAGCGGCTATGTCCGCACGCAGCACGCGGATGAGGCAGAGCGATGGAAAGCCAGAGGTAACATTGTGACCGAATGGCAGGAGGTACTCCCATGAAAAAGCGCAATTTCGGAGACGTACTGGCGGAGGTTGACGGTGACGAAACATGTGTTTTCCTCCATGGTCGCAACAACCTATCACTCCGCGCCGCTGACGACCTGATTGACAACCTCAAATCCGCGACGGCATGGATCAGGGACCAGCAGCGCCGCGACAAGGAAGACGAAACCCCACTCCTCCCACTATGACCGCCGCCGAATTACTCCGCCGCGCCGCCGACACAATCGAAGCCCGAGGCACTGAATACGATACGACGGGATCCCGTCAGGAGAGATCAATGCCCCGCATCTGCGAGCTTTTTGGTGAGGCCACCGGGCGACAGATGACCGTTTCCGAGGGCTATCAATTCCTCATCGCACTCAAAACCGCACGCATTGAACGCTCGCCGGATCACCTCGACAGCTATGTGGACCGGCTGGCGTACATGGCGTTGCAGGATGAGCATGAAATGGGGGCGCTGAAATGACATCCGACTACTATATCGGCATCGACAACGGCATCCACGGCGGCATCGCGGCACTGGATAAAAGCGGCATTGTTAACGTCTGCCAAATGCCGTTGGAGCCTTGCGGCAAACGGGTATACGCTGGGGCAATCACGAACATTCTGGATACGGCCCCCGGCAACTCAATCGTCGCCCTCGAACTCCTCCCGGACCACATGGACTCCGCGCAGACGATGCGGAGTTTCGCCATGAACTACGGCATCATCTACGCCGCGGCCAAACTGTCAGGCTTGCGCGTGGTGGAGGTTCCGTGCGGCAACCGCCTAGACGGATGGCAGCGCAGGCTATTAGGCCGGCAGACGAAGGGAGGGAACAAAACGGCGGCGGCGGCGCTGGCGCGGAAGCTGTGGCCGGACTATCCATTCCCGACGCTACGCCCGAAGGGGAAGGCACTGCATGACGGTGTGGTCGACGCCTGCCTGATCGCATACGACACACTTCAAACCGAACTCAAAGCCAAATGAACGAACAACAGCTCCGGCTAAAAAGAAGAATGCAACTAAAGCGAATAGAGATCAAAATCCAGAAAGCCGCGGACGATAACTTTGGATACGATCCTAGTTACGATTGGTATCACAAATTACTAGAAACAAGGAGCGCATTGTCCGGCACAGTTTCCAGAACAGACCATGATTGGTGGTTGTTATTTGAAGAGTATCGGTATAACGAAAACTGCAAAAGCATTCCCGTGTTCAATTAAATACACGATTCAAACCGAACTAGCCAAATGAGAAACTCCCCCGTCTCCTGCAAGCCGCCGCCGCACTCCAACTGGCGGGACGACTGCAAGACCTGCTCCGTCTGCGGTGAGAAATACTGGCCTGCCGACACCACCACCCGGAAAAACTGGATAGTCAAAAAGTACTGCTCCAACGCCTGCAACGCGAAGGCGGGGGCGATATGGAGACACCAGAAACCCGCATGACCACACCACAACTTGATCCAACAACCCAACCACAAAACACAATGAAACAAACGATCATCTCAGTCATCGGATCTTCCGGCACTGGAAAATCCACATACATCAATCCCATTGCCGAGCAGCTTCGCCGCAATGGATATACGTTTGAGGTACTCAGCACCACCGACACTCAGCTTCCGCGATTCATGAAAGCACTGAAAAGCGAGGCGCAGTTTGTTTTCCTGCACATTGGGGACAGCAACCCAAACATGCGGATTGAGTTCCATGATTGGAGTGGACCCATGGAATTGATCCGTGCGTTACACAGAAAAAACCCTTGACGCAACCCGCGAGCCGCACCACAAACACCCGCCGCAAGGCACAACCGAAACACAAATGACATACGACGAATTCATCACGCAGAAAAGCCGAGTCACCAAATCCCACGGATTCGACCCGCTCCCGCTCACCGCTCCCCTTTTTGACTGGCAGGCCCACGTTGTCCGTTGGGCCGTCAGCAAAGGCAGGTGCGCGTTGTTTGAGGACTGCGGACTCGGAAAAACGGCACAACAGCTTGAGTGGGCTTGGCAGGTCGCGCAATACACGCAAGGCCGCGTCTTGATCCTGACTCCGCTGTCGGTCGCCAGTCAAACGAAGCGAGAGGCTGACAAATTCAGGATTCCCGCCGCCGTCGTCGCTGACCAGTCGCAATGCGTCGGGTCCGGCGTCTTCATCACGAATTATGAGAAGCTGGATCACTTTGATCCGGCGGAGTTTGCTGGCGTCGTCTTGGATGAAAGCTCAATCCTGAAGGCATTCACTGGCAAAACCAGAAAGCGACTCACTGACGCATTCGCCAACACGCCGTATCGGCTCGCATGTACAGCCACGCCATCGCCGAACGATTACACGGAATTCGGGCAGCATGCCGACTTTCTGGGGATCTGCAGCCCGATGCAGATGCTGGCTGAGTTCTTCATCAACGATACGTTCAATACCGGCGATTGGCGTGTCAAAAAACACGCAGAGAAGCCATTCTGGGAGTGGGTGGCATCATGGGCAGCATGCGTCGGCAAACCGTCTGACATTGGGTTTTCGGATGACGGGTACATTCTGCCAGCGCTTAATCTGGAAACCATCGTCGTTGACGTGGACGAAGTGACAGGGGCGCAAGATGGGGACTTGTTCCGACACGCCACGATGTCAGCAACAACGATGCACCGCGAGATGCGGATGACATCCCCCGCCCGCGTTGCGAAGCTAGCGGAACTGGTCAACAACTCGAATGAACAGTGGCTGGTGTGGTGCAACACCAACGACGAAAGCGACCAACTGAAAGCCGCGATTGCCGACGCTGTAGAGATTCGCGGGAGCGACACGCCGAAACACAAAGACGAGTCGATTATGGGATTCATCGCCGGAACCATTCGCGTAATTGTCAGCAAGCCGTCAATCTGCGGATTCGGGATGAATCTGCAAAACTGCCGCAACATCGCATTCGTCGGGCTTTCGTATTCATTCGAGGACTTCTATCAATCACTCCGCCGATCCTATCGTTTCGGGCAAACCAAAGAAGTCAACGCTTACATCATTCAAGCCAGCACTGAGGGCGCAATCATCAAAACCATTCAGCGCAAGATTCAGCAACATCAGGAAATGCAGATTCAGATGAAAGCCGCATCACAGGCTTTCCAAGATCAAAACCGAACATACACCATAATGAAAACCGACATTCACAGCGAAACCGGAGACGGCTGGACTATTCACCACGGCGATTGCGTCAGGGTCGCGCAGTCAATCCCCGATCACTCTATCGACTTCTCCGTGTTTTCCCCGCCGTTTGCGGACCTGTTCACATACTCGAACGACATGCAGGACATGGGGAACTGTTCCGACCTCGCGGAATTCACGAAACACTTTGAGCTTTTGATTGCCGAGATGCGTCGCATCATGGTTCCGGGGCGCGAGGTGGCGGTGCATTGCGTTGACCTGCTTTCGACGAAGTGGAAGCACGGGCGGATTGAGTTTCAAGATTTCAGCGGCGAAATCATCCGCGCATTCTGGCGGCATGGCTTTCTGTTTCATAGCCGAATCTGCATCTGGAAATCCCCCGTCACCGAAATGCAGCGGACGAAGGCCCACGGGCTGCTTTACAAAACGCTTTGCGGAGACTCGACTGATTCGCGGGTTGGGTGTGCTGACTACCTGCTAGTTTTCCGCGCTCCGGGCGACAATCCCAAACCTGTCACGAAGGACCGCAGCAAATACCCGGTGGACTGGTGGCAGGAGGTTGCATCACCCGTCTGGATGACAGTGGATCAGGGGCGGGTGCTAAACCGCGACGGCGCACGGGACCACCAAGACGAAAAGCACATCTGCCCGTTGCAGCTTGACGTGATCGAGCGGGCGATTGAACTCTGGACGAATCCCGGCGATCTGGTTTACTCCCCATTCACTGGCATCGGGAGCGAGGGCCACGGTGCGCTTTCGCTCGACCGGCGCTTTGTCGGGTCGGAACTCAAGGAATCGTATTTCCGGCAGGCGTGCGAGAATCTGAAAAACGCCAAGGCTCAACTCAGCCTTTTTTGATGAGTTTGACAAACGCGCAACTCCGCGTTTAAGTACCGCAGCGCAACAGCGCCCGGAAGTGAAACTCCGGTTCCTCCATGATAGCACTTGCCACTCCCTCTCATCCGTCCGGTTTTTCATGGCCGAGTTTCACCGGATGGGTTGGGGGTGGCCTTTTTTATGACCATCCATGAGAATTCGCACGATCAAGCCGGAGTTTTTTACCCACGACGGCATTTTTGAGGCAGAGCTTGAAACCGGGCTTCCGCTTCGCCTCGCCTACATCGGCTTGTGGTGCGCAGCCGACCGGGAGGGGCGGTTCCGTTGGGAGCCACGCAGGCTGCGGGTGCAGATCCTTCCCTATGACGACGTGGACTTTTCACGCGTGCTTGACGCGTTGACCACGCGTGGATTCATCGTGAGGTACGCGTCAGATGGGCGTGAGTTTGGGGCGATTCCATCGTTTCCGCGCCACCAGATCATCAACAACCGAGAAAGAGAGTCGGAATTGCCGGAGCCGTTGAGTATCAACATCATTGACGCGTGCCCCACGCGTGAACCACGCGAGCCCCACGCCGGGAAAGCGGAAGGGAAGGGAAGGGAAGGGAATATGGAAGGGAACAAGGAAGAGGAAGGGGAGGGGAACGCGTCGGCTACGCCTCCCGCGCCCGAACCGCCAAAGCCCAAGAGGCAGAGGTTCACGAAGCCAACCCTGGACGAATGGACCGCCTACGCGAAAGAGATGGAAAACCCATTGACCGAGAATCAGGCATTGGGAGCATGGGATCACTACGAAGCCAACGGATGGAGGGTGGGGAAAGTCGGGATGAGTGACTGGCAAGCTACCCTCCGTGGGTGGTCCCGCAGACAAAGGGAATTCCAGCAAACCAAAACAGCACCTCAATCAAACCGAACCGCAACCCTCGCAGATGGAACTGTAGTCAAAAACGTCCGCAGTCAGTTTGCCAAATCCCGATAACCACCACACACCCCAGACAGCATGAACCAAACCACCGTCTACCGCCCCAGCGTTTACGATCCGGCGCGACCACTCCCCGGCTCAGAGCAGCTCGATAAGCTGGTCCTGTCTTGCATGATGCAGCGCCCGGAAAACATTCAGATCGTCCGCGACACCGTCAAGGCGTCCGACTTTTTCACACCGCACTGCGCCATGATGTTCGACATCATCATTGACCGCCATGATGCCGGCATGGCCGTGGACTGCACCGCCCTCGCATCCTACCTGCTCAACCGTGACCGCATCACCGAAATCGGCGGAATGCATCTCTTGGTCGAAATCGAAACCGCAGCACCCTTGCCGTCACAGGCCGCAACCCGCACGCATTGCGCCGAACTCAAGCAGGCCGCAGGCAGCAGGCGCATGATTACTCTTGGAATGCAGGTTGCCGAGCTTGGATTCGCCAACGCAGACAACCGGGACACCGACCTCGCAGATGTCGTCTCCGAACTGGAACGCATTCGGGAAAACGTCACCACCGACGTTTCAGTTCCGATCCGCCAAACGGTTCAAGAATGGATTGCTGATTACCTGTCGCCAACCCGCGACCCACGGGACCAGCCAGTGACCACCGGAATCAATGCTCTAGACCAACTGTTTGATGGCGGCGTAAGGCGCGAGGCGTATTTGATCGGAGCGAAGACCGGGCACGGGAAGACCCTGATCAGTATGCAGATTGCTGGGAACCTAGCCATCGCAGGCAGGCGCGGACTCATCGTTGGCTACGAAATGACGCGCAAGCAGATCCTCCAGCGGGACATTGCACGGGAGTCGGATGTTCACCTTGGCATCGTCATGCATCGCCGCGAAGGTGACACCGGAGACTACGAGGAAATCATCGCAGCCGTGGATCGGATTGCTGAGTGGGACGTCCACACTATCGACAAGGCATCAACATCACTCCAGACCGTATGCGCCGAGGCGCGACGACTGCACAGGCTGAAGCCACTCGACTTCATGGTCGTTGACTATCTCCAAATCATCCCACGCGAACACCGTCGTGACCAACGCACCGATCAGCTCCTCGATTGGATGATGGTTGTCGTGAAAAGCCTGCAAAAGGAAATCGGCTGCACGCTCATCGTCCCGGTCCAGCTCAATGACGACGGACTCATCCGCGACTGCCGCACCATCGAAAACCACGTTGAAAACAACATGCGGATTGAGATGGATGTGGCTGAAGATGATGAAGGAAACGAAGTCATCCTCGACGCTGGAAGGATTCGCATCCTGAAGAACCGATACGGACCATCCAACCGGATCATCAACATCAGCAAGCACGGTGCCACCCAGCGCTTCACCGACGCCGCACCAAAGGAATCCCCGCCGCCATCGCCAAAGAAAAACACTTGGCGTGCAGGGAGGACACGCAACGCAGACTGATCACCCAACCAACCAACCCAAACAAACAAACCAATGAGCGCCACCATCAGCTACAAAGAAGTCATCGGTCAGTACGAGGAACACGTTGAAGCCATGAACCGAATTTTCCAATACGATGAAGAATCCGGGACGTTGACGATCGACACGGGATACCCGTATGACATTGATCTCAGTCGCATTCACACCCCGGAATTTCTCCTTCGATGGGTTGTGCAGTTGAGCCAGAAAAACTGGATGACCTCCGAGCTAATCGGCGAATTCATCATTCGAGTCTGCGGGATCAAGGGGTGGCAACCATTCGGACTCTGAGTCAGCCATGAGCGAACAATCCGCATCCGACATCGTCACCCGCATGATTCAGCCGGCCGGCGCCGCCCCGTGTGCTGGGTGTGGCGAAATGGTCGAAACCGCAACCGTTCTGGGGAGGATGGTTTACGCCTGCGATGAGTGTGCCAATGTACGTTGCTCTTGGTGTGGACGCTCCCGCAAGCCGTCAGCCTACGCCGGGGACGACCATTTTCCGCGACTGTTGGACATCTGCCAGTGGTGCCGAGGGGTGGAAACGCGGAGGAATGGGGCGAAATCGCACGGAAACGGCCCGCCACGGGCAGATGAGGGCGCAGGAGCGGTGGAGACACCACCCGCAGACGCAGGGCGCTTAAATCGGCTGGAGCTTGACCCATGAAAACTTGCGGCAGGTGCGGAGGACACGGGCAGATCCAATCGGGCCAAATGCGCGGGCTGGAATCGGGATTCGGCGGCGTTTCGTCATCAGCCGACTGGGAGGGCGAAGGCGAGTGGCAACCTGTCTGGGCCGAGTGCGAGGACTGCGGTGGCGTAGGATTCCTCGAAAACCGGAAACTGCTCAAGCTGGAAAAACACCTTGCGGAGCGGAAAAAATCAGGGACTGTCTGACAAATGAGCAACGAACAGACACCACGCAAACCCCGGACGCCGGAGCAGGCCGCACGGAACCGGGAGGCAATCGCCGCCAAGGTCGCGGCAAGGGCCTGCGCCCCGGTTCCCTGCCTGCTGCGCAGGCCCTTGCCGCGACCTTGGCGGCGATTGCCTCCCGGTTCCGTGCGGCCTGCTCCGGCGTCCGGGGCT